GTTGCACTTTCACCTGCCAATGCAGTTATCTTATTAGATGGAATACCACGATAGATATCACCACTTACTAGTGCATTTAAAATATAAGAACCAGTATCAATGTAACCATCGACATCACCTGCCACGATTCCATCGGATACGACTCCTGCTAACTCATTACCACTTGCTTTTGCAAGGTCTTTCAATAAATCCATAATATATTCCTCAACTTGTTATACTATTATACTACCCTTTTCTATTCTGTCAACTGAAAAATTCTTCTAGAGACGACTGGGGTTCAGTCGACCAACCTATTTTTTCAAGAATCAATTTAAGAGGTTCAATGAATGACTTATCAAATTGTAAATCATAATCAATGTAGGGGTGGAGTTCAAACTCCCTAGGTAAATTGTTTATAAATCCAATGACATTCTCTTTACTGGGATTTGGTATTTTTAGATATATAAACTTAATATGTTCACCACTTTGAATTGGTTCAAATTGCATATCTAATCCTTTCTGTTTCAATAAATGATTAAACATTAAGGATGCTCTTACATGCATTGGTGTTGACTTCTTGTAAATAGTAACTGCATTTTCATATTCGTAAATACCATTTACCTTTCTAGGAAATGCAATCTCAGATAATTCTAATGTTTTAAACTCTTTCCTTGCATCTGCAACAAAATCATGTACGAGTTTTTCATCACCCTTCATTAATACTTTGATTGCATCTTCTAATTTACTACGAACCCATGCTGGTGTTGAAGACTTTGCAGTTTCAATACCCATCATTTTAAGTTTAGGTTCGTTTAATCGAACACCTTCATTATCATGGACATTCATGATATATCTTTTCTTTGCAGTCCAGATTGCTTTATCTGCAATTACCTCACGACCCATAACCATTTTGTTTTGATATGCATTAGTATAATCTGCAAGTTCTGAATAACAGTTATTAATTACATCTTGCATCTTACCATCTGCAACTTGGTCTAGAAATTCAATAGGGTTTTGTGGATTAACTTTTTGTACAAGTTCATCAAATCTTACATAGATTGAATCAGTATCAATTGCAACCACATAATCTGTATCTGTACCTAAGATGTTATTTAAGTACTTGTTAACTGCATTTTCGACCCATTTAATTGCAAGTTGACCACTACTTGTAACTGCCTCTGCAAGTCCCAACTCAAAATATCTGAACCATTCATTACCGATTGCACCATAAGCTGAGTTCAATGAAATTTTACGAACCATTTGATTGTTATATGCAATTGCAATTTCTCTATTAAGTTCTTGTTTTCTTTTAGGGTCATCTGTTTGTTGAAATTCTTTTTGGAATTCAATCATTTTCTTCTTCCACAAAACTCTTTCATCATATAAGTTTTCTAGAATCTCTGGAAGGAAACCTTGTTTTCTTTTACTGAATCTTGCACCATTTGGTGTAGTTGCAAAGTTACCCTCTATTTGAACTTCTTTATTTAACATCTTTTCTACATTTACAGTATCCATTGTGATACCATTGTAGGTCTCTGGACTGATATTATATTGCATAATCAAATGAGGATACAGACTATTCAAGTCAAACGATACGACCCAATTGTGCATTCCGACCTGTGGTTCTTTGACATATGCACCCATGAATTTTTGTTTCTTAGGTGATGATGACCTAGATGGTGGGACAATAATATTTTGTTGTTTAAGTCTATTGAAGATTAGGATATCCCAGTATCTTACTTGTCTAAATGCATCTAGATAGTTGCACTTTGCAGAATAGGACATTGCAAGTAGTAGACCCATAAGTCCTAGTTTGTCATCTAGTTCTTCTACCAAAGTTACATCACGAACATTATACTCTAAGAACTTTTGATAATCTTTCTTGTAGAATAGATGCATTGCACCAAACTCTTCATAATTGATTTTACCTTTACCAAGTTCAATCTGTGATATGTTTTCTAGTTTATAACTATCTCTTCTTTTGAATGTAAACTTCTGATAAAGTTGTAAGTAATCTACAACCTCAACACCAGTTAGTGTGTATGCTTGTTGTTTCTTATTAAAGTTTTCCCACTCACGAACAGTTGTTATGTTCCAAGGTGAGAGTTGGTCTGCTATAGTCGTACTAAACAGTTTAGATATCCTATTATAAAGATAAGTGATATCAAACTGGTCAACATTCCATCCAGTGATAATGTCTGGATATATCTTTTTATATTCATCTAGAAAAGTCTTTAGTAGTTGTTTTTCATTTTGACAATGAAAGTATTTGATTGTGGGGTCATTGTGTTCCCATGCTTGTGTACCAAAAACATACTTGGTATCTTTACCAAACATCTTGAAACTGATTGCATTAATTTCTTCTGCAGCTTCTGTTGGTTCTGGAAATCCATTTTCACACTCACACTCAATATCAAGATTCATAATACGAACATGTCTCATCATCCACTGGATGTCTTGAGGAAAGTACTCTGCAATATAAGCATAAGGATGTCTCTCAATCCCATGTACATCAAAACCTTCTACATCTTTCCACTTCTCACGAAACTGTCGTGCTTGTGCAATAGAGTTGAACTTTTTAGGTTCTAGGTTTTGTCCTTTTACAGAACGAAAGGATGAGTCTTTATTTGTTGGAACATAGAAAGTAGGTTTGTATTGTACTTGTTTTTGAATGTACTCACCATCCTTGAACTCACGAACAAGGATTAGGTTTCTATGTTGATAAACATTTGTATAAAAGTGCATATAACTAGTATACTACTAGATTACTTTTTGGTCAACAAAATGTTTTTGTAGGACTTGAATATTCTCTTCTGCTGTTGCAATTTTTAAAACTTGAGAGTTAATTGCATCTAACACATCTGGATGTTCACCTATACCAACTGGATTGTTCATATAGATTTCAATATTTGCTTTTGCTTCTGCAATTTCACCTTCGTACTTTTTAACAAGTGCATTTACGATTTGTTTTTTCATTATGTAATTATTGATGGTTGTGGTGGAGTAATTACTTGACCAGTGATTGATTCGTACTGATTACGAAGTTTGTCTTCTGGTTCTGCTGTAAATACTATATTTTTGTGGTTGACAACGATTGTTTCGTTTTTTGCCATTGACCCATAAGGGACTAACTGAATGTTAAATCCTTTTTCAGTTTGACTCATTAGGATACCAAGAGGGTTTTTCAAAGTAACTGTTGATTCACCTTCATCCTTGTAGTCTGTTACAAGTTCTTCACCTGTAACTAATTTCAAATATTTTATATTCATACTTCCTCTAGCATTGTCATTAATCGTTCTGCACGATTAGTAACTTGGTTATACCATCTTGAATCCCTTCCCTCTTTTGCAGCTTGTTTCCAATCATTAGATTCGATTGCAGCTTTAAAGTTTTTGAATTTAGATAGTCTTGTCATACCCATATTAAAAGTCATATTAACTAAAACTCTTTGTACCTCGTCTGGATAAGATTCTAAATCTGGATAAAGTTTTCCACATTCTTCTACATGTTCTGCAAAATCATGATTCCATACTTCATCCACCCTTTCTTCTGATACTGGTGTATCAACTTCTTGACCAAACTCTTGGTCTGATTCTTTAACTAAATGTCCAATACCAAAGGTTGGGTAACCTAAATGGTCTTTGTAGATTGCATAAACGACACCTTCGTCCCTTATGATTTCGTACTTAAGTTGACTTGGATTCTTTATGTTCATCTTTGAGTAACTCCACGGCTTTATCACCTTGTTGTTCGAGCATTTCAATAAGTATATCACCCATGATTTGATTAAATTCAACATCTTCTGATATTGTTTCTCTCATAGAATCTGGACATTTACGAACTGCTCTAGTAAAATTTATTGTTGGTGGTTCATCTTCATTTTCTACTGGTAGAAATTGAACTTCACCATAGGTATATATGACTCCTTCATATTTACCCTCAGTTATTTCTACACCATTCTCACCATCGTTTGCATTGATGACGATTTTATATTTTGGTGTAGACATTACTGTGCCTTGTGAACTTGGTTTACAATTTTAGACTTAACTTCTCTAGTGTTAACTTTAACACCAAGTTCCTTACCTTTCTCAACTAACTGTGCTTTAGTAAGTGCAGTCAATCTTGCTTTTGAAAGTTTAGGAGTAGAAGGAGTTTTCTTAACAGTATTTGTAACCACTGGTGTTACATTAGTTGTTTGTCTATATGAATAGACTCCCAATCCAATGATACCTGCGATAAGAACAAGTGCAACTATTGATAATGTATCCATAATTTATTCCTCGGTTTGTGAATCAGAGTCTACTGACTCATCTTCGTTAATTGGAAAGTTTAACCCAAAGTGACTTTTAATTTCTTCTAAAAATACTTCTGGTTTACTTTTTTCATATGGGTCAGTTTTACAGTTATCCTGTAAATTTGGTTCAATACTTAGTAGTTCGACACTTCCTTCGGACACTAACATTGCATATCTCCAAGACCTTAACCCAAATCCTAGATTCTCCTTTCTAACAAGAAGACCTAGTTGTCTTGCAAGGTCACCATTACCATCTGGTAAAGGTTTCACATTTTTAATACCTAGACTTTCAAACCATGCATTCATAACGAATGTATCGTTTACCGATGTACAGTAAACTTCGTCAACACCAGCTTCTTTGAACTGGTCATACATTTCTTCAAAGGTAGGTAGTTGGAAGGTAGAACATGTTGGTGTGAATGCGCCAGGCAAACCAAACACCACAATGGTTTTATCTTCCATTAAATTATCTAAATGAACATCATTCCAGTCTCCATCTTGTCTCATTTGAAACACGACATTTGAAAGGTCATTCATATTTCCTTTATTTAACATAATATAATTTCCTCGTTATATTTTAATAACTATATTTAGTATACCACGAGACTGGAATGTGTCAAGCAATTATTTACTATTAAATCCCCATCCATGTTCTGTTAGGAACTCTTTAGATAGTTTTTTAGTTCCAATAGAAATCTTTTTAGGTTTCTTTTCTTCTGGAATGATTTTAGTAATAGGAATTCCAAGAATACCATCTTGTATAGATGCAGAACCAACTTCTACATCATCTGCAAGAACAAATTTTCTTGACCATTTCCTAGCTGCAATACCAGTGTGAACTGCATGTGAATTTGCAATCCTTTCTGGATTTGGATTCTCTTTATCACCAACGACTTTTAGTTCATTTTCTTGAACTGTAATGTCGATGTTGTCTTTACCGAATCCAGCACACGCAATCTCGATAACGAAGTGTTCGTCATCAATTTTTGTGATATTATAAGGTGGGTATGATTGACTGTTGTTTCTTTGAACATCATCTATTCTTCGAAAGAAGTCATCCACACCAATTGAGAATGGACTTGTCAGTTTTAACATTTCCTGTAAGTCCAGCGTAGTTAATTTTACCATTTTTGCCTCCTGTTTTTAGCAAGGTTAAATTGTATTTGGAATCTCCCATTGAGCATTCCTATTAGTATATATAAGGATTAATCTTTAGATTTCAAGTCTTTTTCAACAAATTCTTTAATTTTATCTAATTTATACCATAAACTAGAGTAAATTGTCTCTCTACCATCTGGATAATGCACAATATATCGTTTATATCCAAAAGGTCTATCAGAGAAGATTCTTACATCCCCATAACTTTCTTCTAATAATCTCATAGTTCCTATTATCTCACAGAATGGTTATTTGTCAAGTGAATATATTGTAATTGGTTCTTCTTTACCTTTTACTTTGATTGTGTCTACTAATGTAAATGCAATCTCTGGACATTGCATATATGTAAATTCAGATATCAATACTTTATGGTCTAGGTAATCACCTCTTGCAGCTTGTGCTTCAAGTCTTGCACCTAAATTTACTGCATCTCCAATAACTGAGTAATCGAATCTTAATTCAGAGCCCATATTGCCAACAATACAATCTCCTGTGTTAACTCCTATGCCTACATTGATAGGTGGTAGTTTAAGTGGTTCAAGTTCTATGTTAAGTCTCTCTGTTGCTTCGATAATCTCTCTTGCAGTTTCTACAGCTTTACTTGGATGGTCTTCACAATCTAAAGGAGCATTCCAGAATGCCATAATACAGTCGCCCATATACTTGTCGATAGTTCCACCATTCTTGAGAATAATTTTTGTTTGCATATCTAAAAACTTATTAACCAGATTAACTAATCCTTCTGGGTCATTTTTATTTTTAAAAGCTTCGCTTATGGGGGTGAATCCTACAATGTCAATAAACATGAAAGTCATCTCCCTTCTATCTCCACCAAGTTTTAAAAGTTCTGGATTTTCTGCAAGTTTATCTACCATATCTGGTGATAAGTACTTCTTAAACTGACCTTTGATTTGTTCTTTTAACTTGTAGGTTACAAAGTATTTGTTAAAGGATGCATGTCCAAATACAATTAAACCTGTTAGTGCAGAATACAATGCATCAAATAGTATGAGACTTTCTATCCATAACCAATATGATGTTGCAACTGAGAATCCAATTACAGTCATTGACATGATACCAGATAGATATGTTGGAAGTTGGTATACCATCAACAATACTAAAAGACCCAGACCGATGACCAGAATTATTTCTACAAAATCCAGAAGAAAATTATTCTGGATTCTATCACCAGAAAGTACAGTTTGAAGTAAGTTAGCTTGTACTTCATGAGGATACATGACACCATATGGTGTAGAAACTGGATTATTAAATCCTTCTGCTGTCATCCCCCAGATAAGTATTTTGTTCTGGTATGTTTCATCTAGTTCCGATGCACTCACTCTATTGAATTCATTCCAATATGTAATCATAACATCTGAGGTAGATGTAGTTTCTATGGGTGGTTGTCTACCCATTCGTATCCATTCAATACCAACTTCTGGTGTTACTCTGGTTTGATAGTTTGGTTGGTCATAAAATGCACGAAGAGTTTCTAATGCAACCGATGGATATATCTGGTCATTTGCAGATACGATAAGTGGTGCAGACCGAACAGTTCCATCAAAGTTTGGTGTATCTGGTAGAGGTGGTGTTGTGACTGTCACTCCTACACCATAAGTGTTATCTTGTAGTACTTTGATTGGTGCAGACATCCCAGAGAAGTCCCAGATAACATCTCCGATATTTCCACCACCGAATACCGATGTTCTTACATAAGGTGCAGAACCAGTATCCTTTTGACTTGTTGGAGCTGCAGATAATATACTTAATCTGTTTACTAGACCTTCTGCAAATCTACTATCACCACCGAATCTGTCTGGTTGATTAAATACTTGTGTAAAGACATGTGTATTAGTGTGGTGGTTATCTAACATAATATCTGCATAGATATTACGAGGCCATGGATACTGACCATACTTGTCTAATGATTTCTCATCAATATCTACAAGTACAATGTTATCTACAAGTTGTGATTCTTTTTGTTGATGTAAAACATCAAAGTAAGACCATTTAATATTATCTACAAGATATGGTGACCATATTTTTAAACCAACTAACACTCCAAGTGTAAGTAAAACAACCTTCCAGTTATACATCCAATTCTTTCTCCAGTTCTATTATATAGTCTTTCATATCAACCATCCAGTTTTTAAGTCGGAGATATTGTCTTTCATGAAATTCTTTATATTGTCTATCGGTTGATAGATGCATCATTTGAGAATGAAAGTCCATAGTTCTTAGAACAAGTGCAATTGCATCTTGATACGGCTGTCTTACGAGAGTCTCAAAACTTCTCTTTGAATCTGTGGTTGCCACTCAAACCTAATTCCCTTGGGTGACATTTACAGTACAACCACCAGTAGTATAACAGTTTTGAGTTATACTATAAGTTTGATTAGTACCACCTTGTTGTATTAAGTTTAGTGTTGTTGGTTGATTACCTTGAAGTCTTATTTGTGCATTATGATTTGCACCATCTTTTTGCATAATATCAACTTCTGAACCATCTGCTGTACCATAGAAGTATGAATGTGCATAGTGACTACCTGTTCCTTCTTGCCATAAATCTACATCTGTTGAATCTGCATGAACATCTAAGTTGAAGGTATGAGTTCCATTTTGATATACATCTACATCATTACTATTACCCCATATATGTCTACCATATGTTGCACCACCGATTTGTATCACTGCTTCATTGTTGTTTGTTCCATCGACATCACCACCCCATGATTTTCCAGAACCCCAATAAGATACCCAAGAAATAGAATTACCATTTCCTGTTTGAGATAGATTAAATATATTACCAGAATGGTCTGCTGAGAACTCAATTGTGTTGCCCCATCCTATTTGTGATATTGTAAGAGATAGGTCATCACCACCACCAACTTGTTCTACATGAATATGGTTGTCATCGGTTGGGCCTGCATTTGCAGACATACTTACACTAATTAGACTGATTAATAATAATTGTCGAATCATCTCCATCTCCTATTGTAATTATACCTTCGTAACCTTCTACTACTGTTTCAAAATACACATTTGCACCATCTCCAAATGCAATCTCAATAACTCCATTTACATCTCTAAAGAAAATTAACTTCTCATCTTCAATAAAGACATTGTACTGTGAGTCTTGGTTTAATCCTTGAACTGCACCATCAACTCTAAATGCACCTATCTGTCCAGATGCACTTCCACTAGAAGAACCCTTTATTCTCTTATTAAGTGCTTCTACTACATCTAATACATCTGTTAAGAATTCTACATTCAATGCATCTATATCTAAAGATGTATATTCATCACCTTCTTCTGCATAGTCATCTATATCTTTTTCTAGTTCGTTAAACTCTAGAAAATCTACATCAAGAACACCTTTATCATCATTAAGGTCATCCTGTACTTGTTCTTGGATTGCCTGTTTCACCTCTTGAGGTGGATTAACGATAAACATATTGTTAATCATTGATGGTGTAATATTATTAATAACTACTTTATTTGTTGGTGGTGTTTCTAAACTAGAAACCATCGTTGCTTGATATGGTTCATTCAAAACCATCTCACCACCTTCATTACTAACTACTATTTCTCCAGATGCATTACCATCATCATCTGGCAGTAAAACTACAAGTGACCTTCCAAGTTCGTCAATTGTAGTTGTAAAATCTGCCCCATTTATAGCAATCTGTGCTGTGGGTGTTGTAATTGCAATATTTGCTTTGTTAATTTTCTTTCCATTACCAGATGCAAATCTTGCTGTACCCTGTGCCATCCTAATTGACATTTTAGACAATGATGGGTTAGGGTCATAATAAACTTCATCAATGTAGACTTTGGTATGTTCTGTTAATGCAAGTTCTTCTTTATCTAAGAACTCAATTAACATTCGACCATTAACAGTCCTTGCTTCATCATATAAAAGTATGTCTGAACCTACTTCATTAGATATCGTTTCATTATTTCGTACAATTCCACCAACTCCTGTGGATTCTACTATGTCTCCTATGGAGTCAGCTTGAACCGACCCCATAAAAGTCAATAGACTAACTGTCGTTAGCAGAATCTTTTTGATTGATTGTAACTGTTGCATTATCAGAATTCACATCTAAAACAATGGTTGCATTAGGTGTTGAACACCCATTACCAGAACCACCTACACATGTTCCACTCACTTGATTTATATCAACATCACCACTGTCTCCGACCCATTCAACTGTCATAGTCTGACTACCATCTTTCTGTAAAGTATTGATGTTGTTTGAACCACCAGTCACAGACCAGTTCCATGTATTATCATTAGACTCAAAATCCAAATCAAATACATTGGAGTTACCAATAACTACAGCATCTAGGTCTAGTCTTTCTGCACTAAATGAGTATCCTTGGTCTAAATCCCATGTATTTGAGTCACCAGTCACAACTATATTGTAATTAGAATCATCGGATGAACCAGATGCTCCTATATTCCAATCCATAATATTTGAATCACCAGTTGTAGAATACAAATATGTACTTGTATCTGCAATCACTGGGCCAAATATTTTATTGCTGTTTCCGATTTGGTCAATGTTGAAACTTAGCGTAGTACCTGTGATAACCATTTTATCAGAACCACCATTAGTTTGAGATATAGTATTCCCAAAACCAACTTGGTCAATTAATAAAGTAAGCGTGTCACCACTCTGGTCTATTCTAATTTCGTTATCGTCTGCATGTAAATAATGAATATTAGTCGACAAAAATCCTAAAAAGATTAAACTTAAAAGTTTCTTATTCATTTATTTCCCCTTTGAGAGGTTTGTCATCGTTTCCTGTAATCTCACTAACTTCATCATACCATTCGTGTAGTTCGTTGACTCCACCTACTTGATGAGGATGTCGATGTCCCTCTTCTATTATCCAATAGCCTCTATCGTGCCCTTGGTATATTAATTCCAACACTCCTGCTTCAATAGCACTTCGTGTTGCGTATGTCACTGACTCATTATTTCCCACTCCATCCTCGATTTCCACTAGTTGAGTTCCTTCTTCGATGAATCTAAATACATCACCCCCAGAACCATAACTCAATATTGTCTTTCGAGTTTGGACATTCAATAAAACTTCTCCTGTTAAAACTGATATAGCTCTAATAGAGACTGTTACAGCATCTTGACGATACTGTTTACTAAATCCTATGCCTAGTGTTCGTGCGCCTCGTCCACCAGTTTTAAGATTTGTATCATAACCAATTATGCCACCCTCTATAATCATTCCTGCGAATAAGAGTGGAGCAATTCCTACTGGTTCTTCACCTTTTGCTTCTGCAAAATCTTGTCTTGCAGAACGAATAATCTGTCTTTCACGAACCAAATGGTCTAGGCCTGTTCTTTCAACAACTCTGAACCATGTACCTTGACCAGCACTTTTTAATGCATCTATCAACATTGCACTAGACCCTTGGGTTACTGCTGTAGAAAAAGATGCATAAGAATCTAATTGTTTTCTTTGACCTGTTAGGTCATTGAATTGATAAACTGCTACGATGGGTTTTTCTTTTGCTGGTGGTAGATTTAATAAATCTATGTAAGCTGGAAGTCTAATTGCATGAGGTGATTCGACACAAATATATTTTCGTGTCCATGCTTTTGCAACACCTGTAACAACATCTTTTTTCCAACCTTCACCATACTTACCAGTTTCATATGCACAATCTGCTGGGTTTTCTGACCACTTAGGAAATGATGCACATCCTGTAAGTATTGAGAGGGTTAATATAAGAAACCATTTCATTCTTATCCCCCATCTCCTGTACCAGAACCATCGTCTCCGAAGTATCCTGTACCGATAGGTATTTCTATGACTGTTGATGAACCATCTTCTGCAACAATAGTCATTCTAATGAACTCTGAACCATCTGCATTGGTTATAACTTCATATGTAACTGTAGAACCTTCTAAGACAAATGAACCAAATCTTACACCTTGGTCATTTGAAAACATAGATTCAACTAATTGTTTTGCCATTTGAGCGTAGATACGGCTTTCAAGGTTTCTAATAAATTTTGCAAGCGTTGTATTATCTGCTTCTCTTTCTGCAGCTTTCTTTGCAGCTGCTAAAGCATCCTCTATTTCTTTCTTACGCGAGAACTCTTGGTTTTCTACTGTAAGATAATGTGATGCAGTCCCTATTCCACTAAAACTAGGGTTTTTAAATTTGTGTTTAATCTCATCAGCTATCAATCCTTGAGATAATGTCATCAATATTATTGAACCAAAAAGTATTGATGTTATTAAATATCTATTCATTTTCCTGTTTTCTCTCTTGCATTTTGTTCTTCTAATGCTAATATATTATTTTGGTCTTCAATTAGTTTCTGTCTTTCACGATACTCTAAGACCACATTAATTTTTTGTTGGAGTCTAATCATGTCTTGGTCAAGCATTCTTAACTGGTCAGTAAGTTTGATGGAACTTGCAAACATACGACCCAATGCTGGTTTAACTTCTACAGTTATAAACTTCCATGTAAAATATATGAAGTAACCCATCCCTAATGCCATTGCGACTGGGAATCCGAACTCTGCAATTATTTGTGCAATTTTGTCCATTAGTCTCTTCTTGCATCGATTTTCCCATCTTCCACAAAGTTTTCTGCTCTTGCAACCCTATCAATAGGTGGTGTCAACTCTAATGCACTACTAACAAGTAAATCGATTCGTAATATGTCGTTATTCATGACCGATGCACGAGTTTCCAACATTTTAATTATATTTTCAGTACTTTGTATCTGTCCAATTACAGAATCAAAGATATATTTCATACTCAGAAAGATAAAAAATGCCATGACGACTGCACCAAATATAGGTACACCCACTTCACTCATAAAGTCTAATAATGACATAATCTCTCCTGTTCGTAAGTATTTATACTTTGAGAGGTCTTAAAATGGTAATATTACCAAATTAAAATGTCATAGAGACACCACACCCACATGTAGCTTCTACATTTGGGTTGATAAATTTGAATTCTTCGTTTATTCCAGACTTAACATAATCAAGTGTCATGTTATTGAGGTAAGGTATTGATGTTGCATCAATATGAATTGTGAACTTACCAAAATCTAGTATTTGGTCGTTAGGTTCAGAGGTAGTGTTGTAGTCAAATATGTATTCATATCCACCACATCCACCACCAGTGATTCCTAGTCTGATTCCAGACACACCTTTTTCTGCTGTTCTTTCTAATAACTTAGAAATTGCAGAATCAGTTAATTCGACATTAACTGTCGGCTTTGAGTATACGATAGGCTCCATAGACAAGTCCTGCCCATGCCAACCATTTGACCACTGGGCCAAGTAATAGTACTCCAAGTGAAATTCCAACTATAACAGTACCATCTAATGACGACAACTCTCCTAGTCTTCCTTTCATGTATTCCTTAATGAAATTAATATCCATTTATTAATACTCCTCTATTTAAACTCAGCTAGATTTCCAGAAGTATCTCTAGTAACTATATTAACTAGACCCTTACCTTGTCTTCTAATCAACTCGTTTTTCACCTTTTGCTTGAGTTTTGGTTTAGTGTTGTCATTATTATAACATTCTAATAACTCTTTCAGAGATTGAGTCTTCATGTAGTAATGTGTAGTAGTAACTTTTTTAGTTCCTCTTTGCATCACTTTTTGGGTAGGTTTATACTTAACTGGCATAGTATGAGTATTTATAACAATCTAGATTTTCATACCTATTTGTCAAGTATGTTACAGAATTGTGACAGTTATGTGACTAAATATACATATGAACATAATTAATATACTAGTATTAATGTCGTTGCCATTTGGTATCGTAGGATGGTACATTCTGTTTAATGATACAACTGATAGGTCAATATGGAAGAAGATTCATTCTTTCATGAAATGTGGTAGACTTCATAAAGTTATTAGAAAATCTCTTACTTAGAATTTACTTTCTTGTATAAATCGTCAAGGTCTTCTTCGAGGGATTTAATACGCTCTTCTAAAAGTGGATGTTTCTCAAACCACTTCAATTCTTGTTTGATTATATCAAGACCTATTTTTTCTTCTAAGTACTTATCTATTTGTAGTATTTTAGGATGATTCTTTACATATGGTATCATAAGAACAACCTTAAATAGAATTGTTAATATCTTAAACATTACTTGTTAACTACACCAATGTTGTACTTTGGAATCAAATCCCATTCGGATTTTTCTTTATGTGGAAGGACTTTTATCTGGGACATTGGTGCTATTGGGTCTTTATGGTTATTAGATATAACCTTGAGTAATCCCCATTCTTCTAAAAGTTTTGCAATTGCATTTCTTCTACCGATATCAGATTCAATTAGAGAGCTATCTTTACCATCTAGTAAAAACAATTCTTTAAAATGTACGAGATAGTATCTACCTCTTTTGTGAAGTATGTGGCAAGATTGGTAAAGTATTTTTTCTTTTCTGGATGCAACACCGATTCGTGTTAAGGTTTCTTTAACTTTTAAAAAATCATCCTGTTGTTTTAACTCTACCTCTACCATGTTGGAGAGGTCGTAACTCATTACTGTCTCCCACCTATTTTCATTCTCTCTTTCATAATTTTTATTTCCTTTGCAGTTAGAATTTTATAATATTCTTCTGCTTTAGATATCGAACAGTCATAATAACTTTGGATGACTTTCATATCTTCCAATACTCTAGGTTTACTCCATTTAGAGAACCTTTTTCTTTTTCTAAGAGTATTTAGGAAATAATGAAATTGAAGAGTCGAATCTAGGTGAGACTTCGAGTTCATTTCGTTAACATACATGATACAGTCTTGGTGATAACTAAGACTTTTGTTGGTAAGGAATGCTGAATAACCTTTATTTGCA